AAAAAAGCCAAGACACTCTCTGTCTCAGCTATAATCTCAATAATATTATTATATCACAAAAGGAGATAGAGAGTGAAGGCTAAAGAGCTCTTGAAAGAGTTGCAGGATCTGGACATGGACATCCAAAGCCGTATAGATGAAATCAAAGAACTTGAGGCTGGTTTGCTCTCAAGTCCTAAGTGGACAGACGTTAAAGTCCAAGGCGGTCAAACTAGAAAGGTTGATGACGTCTATACTCAGCTTGTAGCGATGAAAGAGGCTATAGAACAGGATACTAAAGAGGTTATCAACAGAAAGCTTGAATTAGGTAGGATGATCAATAGGCTTAAAAATCCAAAACATAGAACTATTTTGAGAAAGACCTACATCAATAAGATATACGTTGATGACATCTGTGACAGCATGGGGGGCATGAGTTCCCCTACTTACTATCGTTTGAAGAAACAAGCAGTAAAGGAACTTGATAGTATTCTTTCAGAATTGATAGTAAATGATAGTAACTGTACAGGCATGAAGTCTAAAATCTGTTAAAATGGTAGTATCAAGAATTGAAAAGAGAGGTCTCAGAATTGGTAGATGGTTACCTGTAATATCAGGGGGCTGTAATGGCCTTGGAGGTTCAAGTCCTCCCCTCTCGTTTGAGTATTTTGTGTTCCAGAACGGGGTAGGCAGTAGGCTTAGCATTCATAAATTACTCATTAACTTATTAAATGGTCGGCAGTAGCGACTGGACCTTGCATGATTGCGTAGCTAATTATATTCCGGATAAGTTATAAGCTAGAGGGTTTGATTCCCTCAGAGGTTGTAATCAAAAGTCACATGGTTGTGTGGCTTTTTATTTTGTAAAAAATGGAGGTGATGGACATTGGGTTAAATCAAAGACAAAAGATGTTTGCGAGCGAGTATTTGAGGACTGGAAATGTCTATCAATCCGCAATATTTGCTGGTTATAGCGAGGCTTATGCTAAAACAACCGCTAGTAAATTGCTAGAAAATGCAAGCGTTAAAACGTTCATACAAACAGAAACCGAAAAGATGCACGATGAGAACATTCTGAGCGCTAAAGAGGCTCTTTCAATTCTTTCAGACATTGCAAGAGGCAAGCGTCTTGAAGAGGTCTTGATGATGAATCCGGTAACCGGAGAAGTCGATAGAGTCAAGAAGAAAGCAGATAATAACACGGTTATTAAAGCAATAGCTGAGATATTAAAACGATATCCTACTGCTAAACAAGCTGAGAAATTGGAACTTGAAATCGAAAAACTCAAATATCAAATCGGCATGGATGCCGAGCACGACGATAAGCTTGTGGAATTTGCTAAAGCTTTGAGAGGTGCTTTTAATGACAAGTAAATTCACGCCAAAACAAGAACAAGTCCTTAGACGGGTTTTAAACGATGATTTCTTTATTTGTGGTCTTCATGGTGCGAAGCGTTCGGGTAAGACTGTTTTGAATAATGTTGTTTTTGGGAATGAGATCGCACGAGTCCGAGAAATAGCAGATAAGTTGAACATTGACGAGCCGATGTATATCTTGGCAGGGACATCTTCGACATCAATTCAAAACAACATCATCCAAGAACTCTATAATATGTTTGGTATCGAACCGAAGTATGACAAACACGGAGCCTTCACTCTTTGTGGAGTCAAAATTATTCAAGTATATACTGGTTCGATTTCTGGTTTAAAGCGTGCTCGTGGTTTCACGGCTTTTGGGGCCTACATAAACGAGGCATCACTTGCTAATGAGCAAGTATTTAAAGAAATCATCTCACGTTGCTCAGGAGAGGGTGCACGGATTGTTTGGGATAGTAACCCGGACATTCCAACTCACTGGCTCAGACGAGATTATATCAACACTGGCGATGACATGATTATCGATTTTCATTTTAAGCTAGATGATAATACATTCATGTCTGACAGATATCGTGAGAATATTAAATCAGCCACACCAGCAGGCGTCTTCTATGACCGAGATATCCTTGGCCTTTGGGTGACTGGTGAAGGTGTGGTCTATCGTGATTTTAGCGAGAATATGTTTGTGAGTGAAGCGCCAGAAGATATCACGAAAATCTACGCAGGTGTAGACTGGGGATATGAACACTACGGCTCTATCGTGGTTATTGGAGAGTCAGCGGACGGCTCTGTCTACCTAGTCGAAGAACACGCACACCAACATCAAGAGATTGACTTTTGGGTAGATCTAGCAAAAGATATCAAAGAACGATATGGCAATATCACATTTTGGGCAGATAGCGCACGACCTGAACACGTTGCAAGATTTCAAAGAGAACAACTGAAGACATTTAACGCTAACAAAGCGGTTTTGTCTGGTATTGAAGAGGTTGCCAAGCTGATGAAAGCTGGGCGCTTTTTTGTTGTCTCAAATAAGGTTAGCAAGTTCAAAGATGAAGTTTATCAGTATATCTGGAACGAAAAGACGGGTGAGCCAGTAAAAGAGAATGATGACGTACTGGATGCGGTGCGTTATGCGATTTATTCGCATCATTCACAACCGAAAGCAACCGTCCGCAGACGTTCACAATACGGCTTATAGAAAGGATTTAAATGTATCAGATTTTAACTTATCCACGGGATGGATACGATGAAACAGCTTTGAGTAAAGAATTGATTTACAAGCTGATTCGCAAACACACACAAGAGCGCAGTCGCTTGCATGACTTGAAGAAATATTACTTGGGTGAGCATGCTATCTTGAATCACACGAGAAGAAATCAGAATGCTCCGAATTACAAGACGGTAGCTAATCATGCAAAGGACATCGCAGATACGTCTACTGGCTATTTCATGGGCAATCCTATCAAGTATAACAACACTGCTGAGAGCGATCTCGAGCCTCTACTTGAAGCTTTCGATGGCGCTGAAATAGACCAAGTAGACGCTCAGAATGCGTTGAACATGGCTATTTATGGACGTGCTTACGAGTACATCTATGCTAAAGAGGGATTGACTGAGCTTGATTCGACTAGCGTAGACCCTGAGAATGTATTTCTTGTATACGATGACAGCATCGAACGCAAGGCGCTCTTTGCGGTGTATTACTACGAAATTAAAGACGATACGAAAGATGCGACTAAGTATCAAGCAGAAGTCTTTACTCAAAATCTGCACTACCACATCGTGTTGCGTGATTCTAGTATGGGGACTACACGAAACGAGCAGGTAGAGCCTCACAACCTCGGGCAAATCCCAATCATTGAATATCGCAATAATCACTTTGCGATTGGTGATTATGAGCAACAGATTAGCTTGATTGATGCTTACAACTCATTGATGGGCAATCGTGTCAATGATAAGGAACAAGCGGTCGAGTCTATTCTTGTATTGTATGGTGCGCAGTTGGCTGACAATCTAGAGGATGCCAGGGAAGCAATGAGCATTCTTGCTGAAGAAGGTCTTTTGGAATTGCCAGCAGATGCCAAGGCTGATTTCTTAAAGAACGTCCTGGACGAGAACGCAACTGAAATCTTGCGCAAGGCTTTGAAGGAAGATATCTACACATTCAGCCATGTGCCGAATTTGACAGATGAGAACTTTGCAGGTAATAGCTCGGGTGTAGCTATGGAATTCAAGCTACTAGGTCTTGAAATGATTACTAAGACGAAAGAGGCTAATTACAAGCGCGGTCTTAGACAGCGGATTGCTATCTTTGCTCACTATTTGGGCATGCAGCAGATTGCTCTTGAAGCTCATTCAATTGTGCCACAATTCAGCCGTGGATTGCCTAAGAACTTACTTGAATTGTCACAGATTATCAATAATCTTGAAGGCAAGGTCTCACTTCGTCAGCTTATTTCGCTCTTGCCGTTCGTTGAAGATCCCGATGCTGAATTGGAAGAACTCGAAGAAGAGAAGGAGAAGAGCATGGAACGTGTGCCATTCTTTAACCAGACTAACACGAAGCCAGACGACGAGGTGACAGATGAAGAACAAGGACTACTGGACCAAGAGAAAGGCTAATCTCATCTATGAGCAGATGGATAAGGCTGAGAGGCAAGCTGACAAGTTCGACGAGATTTACAAGCAATCTAAAGCGTATTTAGACAAGAAAATCAACAAGGTCTTGGACAAGTTTCAGCGTGATTATGGTTTGAGCGAGCGTGATGCCCGTCATGTCTTAAAGAACATGAAGGACCAAAAGGACCTGAACGAACTTCGTAAGGTTCTTGAAGCTAGACCAAACGACTCGAACATCCAACGTTTACTCGCTGATTTAGATAGTCCAGCTTATGCTTATCGCATGAAGCGACTAGAGCGTTTGAACGACGATTTAGACCGCATGCGTGAGTCTATCTATCACTCTGAGAAATCAGGATCGGATGCCTTTTACAGTGACTTGATGAAGGATAGCTACTATAAAGCTACTTTTGACTTGCAGCAGCAGACTGGACTTGCTTATAGTTTCTCCAATCTCCCTGAAACTGAAATCAAGCGCTTGAAGGCTCTCAAATGGACAGGAGAGGGCTATTCGGACAGGATATGGGAAAATACAGGGGCGCTTGCTTCAAGCGTGAAAGACGAGCTTCTGGTAAGTCTCATGACGGGTCGGAGTGTAAGAGATACATCTCAAGCAATCGCTGAACGGTTCGGGGCAGGTCAAAACAACGCAAGGCGTTTGGTTCGTACCGAGTCAGCGTTCTTTCACAATCAAATGGAACTGCTCAGCTATGAAGATGCTGAGATTACAAAGTATCGCTTCGTAGCGGTATTGGACAAGCGTACATCACACATCTGTCAAGAACATGACAACAAGGTCTACGACACGGACAAGGCTGTTCCTGGCGTGAACTATCCACCTCTCCATCCGTGGTGCAGGTCTACGACTATCGCACATGATGACGATATCGACTACAGCAAGCTAGAGCGACGAGCGAGAAATCCTAAGACAGGTAAAGTCGAGTATGTACCTGCTGATATGAGTTATAAAGAGTGGTATGGCAAGTATGTTGATGAAAAAGGTAAGTCTGTAAAACGAGTCAAGAAAGCTCCCGTTGCTAAGAAAACAAATGTGCTAGATTTGTCTAAAGATATGCAAAAATCCTTGTATGATTATACAAACGGTGAGTATCAAGAGGTTTGTGATTATTCGCAGTACATCACAGATGAGAAACAGTTCAAACCGACCTATGTTTGGCACGGGGAAAACGGACAGCTAAAAACAATCACAGACAAGACAAAAGCAGATGTTGAATCTATACACGATTTAATCGATAAACAACCTCTTGAAAAAGACAAATTGATTCGATTTGAGAAATTGCGTTCTGGTGATTACTCAGACTATCAGGTTGGAGATACCCTTAATTTTGGTATTCGATCTGCTACTCGTGATAAAGAGTTTATTGAGAAGCTAGAGCAAGACAGGGTTGTTGGTTTTGAGACGAAGAAGAGAGGCTTGAATTCAAGAAAAAATGTTAAATTCATCTTTAATTCAAGCAAATCTTTGGATATTTCAAACATATCTGAGTATCCTGACCAGCTGGAAGAATTGATACAAGGTTCTTACAAGATTGTTGATACCAAATTTGTTGAAGGCAAAAATGCCGGTTGGGAATACATTGATATGCCTATGGCTCAGTACGTCGAAGAAAACAACCTCAAAACGGAAATCCGAGTCAGCAAAAAAGGCAATAAAAACATCGTTATCCACATGCCAACAGGCAAAGAACGACTTTATCCAATTGAAAAGTGGGAATCAGGAACAGTTCGATACACAGAGGAATTTTATAATTCAGAAGAAAAAATGGAGCGTTTGGAGGTGTATTTAGAGTATGTCAATGACAAAAAAAGAAGCTGAGAATCTTTTTGAAAGAATGACAAAACAAGCTAACAATAAGCCAAAACATAGAAAGGAGTAAAACATGTTCATTTGGGAATGGGTGCTGATTGCTTTCGGGTGGTTGGTATTCTTTTGGTTGTTCGTTTTAATTGCAGGAACTATTCTTGCGATTTTAACAGGTTTCAAAAACAGAAAGTAGGTGATCCAACATCTTGACTTGCAGGAATAGACTGCTATAAATCACTGTAAATTGCTATAAACCGTGTCATATTTGATGCGGTTTTTATATTGTCCGAGCATTGAAGACGTAAAAAGCCATGGAATTATATAGTCAGGGATGACTTTAAAAATAGGAGGTTCGCAATGAACGAAGAAACACAAACAGTCGAAGTCGAAACGGTTGAAGAGCAAAAGGTACCTGCAGAACCTACACCACAACCGCAAGACGAGAAGAAGTACACAGATGCAGACGTCGATGCTATCATCGATAAGAAATTTGCTAAGTGGAAATCTGAGCAGGAAGCTAGAGAAAACGAAGCGAAGAAACTTGCCAAAATGAACGCTGACGAGAAACAGAAATATCAGTTGGATCAGCGCGAGCAAGAATTGAATAATCGTGAACAGTCTATTGCTCGGAAAGAATTGATCGCAGAAGCTAAGACAATGTTAAGTGAACGTGGCTTACCAGTTGAATTAGTGACCGTGGTTGATTTGTCAAACGCAGAAGCTGTGACTGAATCAGTCGCGAGCATTCAGAAAACTTGGGAGGATGCAGTCCAAAAAGGTGTATCCGACCGCATGAAGGGTAGCGCACCTATTAAGACTGCCCCACAAGATAACAACGAGCTTACCAAGGCTCAATTTTACAGAATGAGTCATTCAGAGAAGGCTGCATTGAAGCAGTCAAATCCTGAATTGTATAACTCATTTTTGAATTAACGAATAAGGAGAATTTAATAAATGGCACAAACTAAAATCGCAAATCTCGTGAATCCTGAAGTAATGGGAGACATGATTGCAGCTAAACTACCAAAGAAATTGCAAGTAATTCCATTCGCAGCTATCGATCGCACGCTTGAAGGCGTGCCAGGGAACACTATCAAAGTCCCATCTTACACATACATCGGTGATGCCGAAGATGTAAACGAAGGTGTGGAAGCTGGTGTTGTAGTTCTTGGAACATCAACCAAAACTGCTACAATCAAGAAGGCTATGAAAGCCGTTGAATTGACGGACGAAGCTGTATTATCTGGCTACGGTGATCCAGTAGGAAATGCTGAAAACCAACTTGCACTTGCTATTGCTGCTAAAATCGATAACGACGCAATGGATGCCCTTCTAAAAACAAACACTCGTAAATTTGACTCAAAAACAAAAGCAATTAGCTATGATGTAATCGTTGATGCAATTGATCTGTTTGAAGAAGAAGTCAATACTGAAAAAGTTATGTTTGTCAATCCAAAGCAAGTCACAACTTTGCGTAAAGATCCAAACTTCATCTCAGCTGATAAATACCCAAATCAAGTTGTAATGACTGGTGAAATTGGTATGATTGCAAATACACGTATCGTTGCGACTAGTAAGGTAGCTCTGGACTCTACAAGCGCATTCTACACTTGCCCAATCATCAAGCTGACACACGATGACGAAACCGAACAAGACACTGCTGCATTGACAGTTTACATCAAACGTGATCCAAACGTCGAAGTAGACCGCAAGTCTTTGAAACGTTCTACCGAAATCTCAATTGACGAGTTTTACACAGTCGCAGTTTCAGACGATTCCAAGGTCGTGCTTGCTGAAATCAAGAAATAAGGTCTGACCTATGAAAGTCAGAGTCAAACAAGCCTTCAATGACTGGCAAGCAAAAGTGAGACGGCATGAAAATGATGTCTTTGAGATGACAGACGAGCGCTTCAACGAATTGTCACACAATCTCAAAAGTGAGTTCTCAGTCGATATCGCAGAGGTTGTCGAGATCATTGATGAAACCGAAATCCAAGGAGACGAGACGACTCCTTACGATTAGGAGGTCTTATGGAACTTGAAAAACTAAAATCATTGACGGGCGAGAGTGACGAAACAGTCCTCTCGTCTTTACTTTTAAGGGCTGAAAACATCATTTTATCTGAGACGAACCGAGAGAAGCTGACGCCAGCGCTCAAAAGACTACTACCTGAACTTGTAATTGAGCTATACAACCGCTCAGGAAGCGAAGGAGAGCAGTCTAGGAGTGAGGGCGGCATATCTGTCACCTATGGCGATAACGGGCTGTCTACGGGCATTTTACAGCGCATTCGGATGCATCGATTAGCGAGGGTGGCAGGTCATGTTTTTGAAAAAGAGTAGACTGAAGCCGTATAACCTCAAACGGTTCAAGAAAATCGTGACAAACGAGGGAGTCGCTAAAGAGGGATATTCGGACGAGATTGAAGAAGTACGACTTGAATTGTGGCCAGCGACTAGCAAGCTACAATCTGAAATCTATGGCGACCGTGTCAATGATATCCTGAATGCGAATGCGAGCAAGAGTGCAGACATCAACGTGAAAGACGGTGTCTGTATCGATAGCAAGACAGAGGTCACGCATCGGGTTATCTCGAAGAAAGTATACAGTCATCATCAAGTTTTGGAGTTGGAACGTGTCAGATTTAATCGGGGCAGATAGCTTAATCGCTAAGTGCCGTAAACTCTACGGAGCGAGGACTAATGAGTTTGTAGGACAAGCAGTCTTGCATGCTGCTAAAACAGTCGTACAAGCAGATGCTAAACTTAGAGCGCCCGCAAATGAGGGGGAATTGAGAAATAGCATTAGAGTGCGATTAAAAGTAAACGGCAACAAGATATCGGGCGAAGTCTTCACGAACTCAGACCATGGCGCCTATGTCGAACTTGGAACGGGTCCGAAAGGACAAGAGAATCATTCTGGTATATCTCCAGAAGTAAGCGTGTCTTATCGATCTAGTCCTTGGTATGTGCATGAGGACCAAATCAATGTAGGGCCTTACCACTTTGCGAAAAGAGGGGAATTCTACAAGATGTATGGTCAGCCTGCACAACCTTACTTGTATCCTGCTTTGAGAGATAACCATGACCATGTGTCAAGTAATATCTCAAAATACGTTAGTAGAAAGATAAGAGAACAGATAAAATGATTAATATTAAGCCTGTAATTTACAAAGAATTGCAAAAGGTTGCAGATAATGTGACTGATACTTATCCAAGCGACTGGGAGAATGTTCCAGTCGTCATTTTTTTGGAAGAACAGAATAAGCCGGGTGAATGGTTCGACGACCAAGAGAAGAAGTCGCATATTCGCTATAAGGTGGATATTTTCGACAAAGATAGCACAAGCAATTTAGCAGTCAAAATCAATGAAATCTTCGCATCTTTAGGGTTGCGAAGAACAGATTGTCAGGATGTACCTGACCCGTCGCATTTGCGTCACAAGTTGATGCGCTTCGAGGGAATCGTGGACCTTAATTCAGAATTGGTTTATCAGTATAGAATGGAGAATTAATACATGTTAGCAAACGGAATTACGCTTTCTTATGGAACAGCTAAAGGAACTTACACAAAACTTGCAGGACTTAAGGAAGTCCCTGAATTCGGTATTGAACCTGAAAAGGTTGAGAATACCACCCTTGAAGATAAGGTTAAAAAATATGAATTCGGTATTGGCGATGCTGGAGAATTGGAATACAAATTCGCTTACAAGAACGACGGGGTAAATGCTCCTTATCGTGTTTTACGTAAAGCAGCAGACGACAAGACAAAACTCTTCTTTGAACAAAAATACCCAGACAACACCAAGGTTCAATTTGAAGGTCAAGTGTCTGTCAAACTTGGTGGTGGTGGTGTGAACTCTGTTATTGAGTTTACTCTTAAAATTGCATTGCAGTCTGAACTTGAATTCACAGACGGAATTGGAGGTTAATAGATGGCTCTACCATACGCAACTTGGAAAGTTAGTGAGGATAAGGAATTGAAACTCCGCCTCACATCTTTGCAAGCAACGAAAGTTGAAGAAAAAATCGGAGCAAATTTGCTCAAGGTATTCATGCCTGCTGAAGGCGAAGCTTTTGCTTTGCCACCCCTAAAAGTCATGTTACTGTTGACCCATGGAGCACTTCAAAAGTTTGAGCATGGACTCTCATTTGAAGATGTATCTGACCTATACGATGACTACGTCGATAACGGTGGGGATCAGGCAGCATTTATGGCAGACGTCATCTTGCCAATGCTTCAAGTGTCGGGTTTTATGCCACGGGAGAAGGAAGGCAAGAAGAAAACTCCCAAGAAATCCGAAGCCAAAATGGAAGTAGTCAAATAGAAGAGACTACGGTTACATCAGTAAAAGAAATGGTCGAGAGGTTATACCCAATGTTTTTGGACATTGGGGGCAAGCCTCTCGATTTTTGGGATTTGACGGTACTTGAAATCAGAGACATGATTGAAAGCTATAATCGTGTCATGATTCAAAAGCAAAAAGAAAAAATCATTGAATCTTACAGACTTTCGCAGATGATAGCAAATAACGTGTCCATGTTGCTTTCAAAAGATGCCAAACCACTTGAAGTATGGGATTATGCTCCTGAGCTTTTTGAAAAAGAACGAGAGCAAGTGGAGCAAGCGAGATTGGCTCAAGAGTTGAATTTGCATAAGGAACGTATGCGCATGTTTGCTGAAAGTCACAACCGAAAATTAAAAATGAAAGGAGAATAGATGGGAGTTACACTTGACGAGCTCAAGGTAATGATTGACGCTGAAATCGCACCTTTCAAGAACAAGATGAAAGAAGTCGAGAACAAGGTCAAAGACGCCTCTAACAAAGTACAGTCATCCACCGACAAAATCAAGGCACAGTCAGGATCCATGCTTGGCGTTTTTGGCAAGTTAGCCAAATTCGCTGGATTTGCGTATCTTGGCAAGAAGTTACTTGATGTCGGCATGTACTCAACGCAGATGGCTCTTGAAGTTACAGCATCGATTAACCAAATCAAGCGTCAGATGGGCGAGAGCTCGCAGACATTCTTAAAATGGGTCAGCGATAACGCAAACGCTATGAACATGGGCGTTGGTGAAGCGACAAAATACGGAGCGGTGTATTCAAACCTATTTTCTGGCTTTATCAAGGATTCTAACAAGCTGAGCGCATACACTGCCAAAATGCTTCAGACATCGGCAGTAGTCGCAGAGGGTTCAGGACGTAGTATCACAGACGTAATGGAGCGGATTCGCTCAGGTTTGCTAGGAAATACAGAAGCGATTGAAGATTTAGGAATCAACGTCAATGTGGCGATGATCCAATCCACAGAAGCGTTTAAACGCTTTGCGAATGGACAAAGCTGGGATCAACTTGACTATCAGACCCAACAACAAATTCGTCTCATGGCTATTCTAGAGCAAGCGACTGCTAAGTATGGCACGACCTTGTCACAGTCCGTCAACGGACGCATTAGCTTGTTTAAATCGCTATTGAAAGATGCTGCCTTAAACGTAGGTAACGCCTTCTTGCCGATTATCAATGCTATCATGCCAGTCTTGAACTCGTTCGCTATGGTCTTGAAGAACGTGACGGCTAAGCTTGCTGAGTTTATCGCTTTAATGTTTAACAAGAAAGCTACTGTAAAAGACGGCGGTGTAGCTGGTGCAGTAAATGACATGAATGGTTCATTACAAGATGCAGCAGGTGGTGCAGGAGACCTAGCAGATGCTATGGATGATGCAGATGATTCTTCTGGCGGTTTAGCTGACAACCTTGGAGATTCAGCTAAAAATGCGAAAAAAGCAGTCAAAGAATTGCTTGGACTAGCTGGTTTTGACGAAATCACGCTCTTGAACAAGAAGGACGATTCGGACGACGGAGGCTCTGGAGGTTCTGGTGGCGGTGGAGGCAAAGGCAAGAAAGGAAAAGGCGGAAGCGGACCTTTTAAAGACATCTTGCCAGAAGTTGCCTTAACTGACATGGATAACCAATTCAAGAGCATTTTCGACGGTCTTGGAGATAAGCTAAAAGGTTTAACAGACCTCTTCAAAAAAGGCTTCACTGCTGCATTCAGAGCCGAGGGTCTAGAACGTATCAAGAATGCTTTAAGTCGAATTAAGAAGACACTTGAAGAAATTGGAAGTGATCCACGAGTAGTCAATGCTTTTAATGTCATGACCGAAAAAATCGCTTATGCACTAGGGCAGATTGTTGGATCTATTGCAACAATTGGAGTCGGTATCGGTGTCTTCCTTGCTGAAAGCATCGCGAATGGCCTAGAGCGTCAAAAAGAGCGTATTATTCGCTCGCTTGTGGCACAATTCGAGAACACGGGCAATATGTTTGCATCAGCTGGAAACATTGCTCAGGCATTCGCAAATGGCTTCTATGACGTCATAACATCGACTGGCGCCATTCGCATTGGAAGTTCGATTGTGTCTGCTATTTTATCTATTCAAGCTAGCATTACTGAGATTGGCTTCAAACTTGGTGGTGACCTTATGCAAGGTATCGAGCGAATTGTCACAGATAACATGCATGGTATCGCTGATGCACTTTCAAATGCCCTATCTGCCGTTGCTCCTGTTTTTGAGAGCGCTGAAAAAGCAATCAATGATATGTCTGACTCAATCAGTCATGTGTATGATAATTACATTCGTCCATCGATTGAATCATCAACGAAAGCTATATCAGGCATTATTGGCTTGTTTGTAAAAGGTTGGAATAATTACATCCAACCAATTATCGAAAAACTCGGTCAAGGTTTCTCGGACACAATCGGCAAACACATATCGCCAACGATCCAGAAGATTTTGGAGATGGTCGCAAGTTTCCAAGAAATGTCACAAGTCATTAACGCTTATGTAGGTCCTGTGATTGGTTTTATCGTTGAGCAATTGACGAGAGTTCTAGCTCCAACTCTTGAATATATCGGAGAAGTCTTCCGAATCTTATTCAATACGGTTGCTGATATATTCGGAGGTATAGCGGACTTTCTTAAAGGTGTATTTGATATCATCACTGGCATTCTTACGAGTGATATGAGCAAGATTTTCGACGGTTTCACTGAAACGGGCGATGCTATCATGAACATCCTATCAACGCTTCTCACAGCTTTGTTAGATTTAACAGTAGCGGTTTTGAAAGTTATCTGGGATACGATTGTAGCAATCTTCCAAGGAATTTGGGATGGGATTGTGGCTATCTTCACACCGATTGGCGAATGGTTCGCAGAACGTTGGAACGACATTACAGCTGTTTTAGCTGACGTGGCTAAATGGTTTGGGGATATGTTCCAGAAAGCTTGGAATGTATTGACAAACATATTCTCTTCAATCGGCACTTGGTTCGGCGAACGCTGGAATGACGTGACTGCTGCACTTGCTAATGTTGCAACGTGGTTCGGGAATATCTTCAGGACTGCATTTGAAGCGGTCAAGAACGCATTCAGCACGATTGGTAGTTTCTTCTCTGGCGTTTGGAACACGGTTAAGAGTATCTTCGTAAATGCTGGTCAAATGGTTGGTAGTGCAGTAGGTGGAGCCTTCAGGAGCGCAGTTAATGCGGTTCTTGGAACGATTGAAAATGTAGTCAACGGCTTCATCGGAATGATTAATGGCGTTATTGGCATGATTAACAAAATCCCTGGCGTATCTCTCGGCGGTATCGGCTATGTAAGTCTACCTCGATTAGCCCGTGGGGGTATCGTTGATAGTCCGACAGTAGCCATGATTGGTGAAGCTGGTAAAGAGGTCGTTATGCCTCTTGAAAACACTGGATTCTTGCAGACTATGGGCCGCATAGTAGGTGGTGCGGTAGTCAATGCCTTGGGCGGTGGCTTGCCACAATCAGGAGGCTTCAGCGGTAATGGTGACATCGTCATCATGATCGGCGGTCACGAGTTCGGTCGTGTGGCTATCCAAGAAATCAATCGAGAACAAGAACGTGCAGGACAAGTCTTGCTTAACATTTAGGGGGAGGTAAAATGGCACGCTTAATTATCAACGGGGTGGCTGTTAAGCCTCCCAAATCTTTTCAAGTCGGTATCCAAGATATTGACGGAGAGACTGGTCGAAATGCTAACGGTGATATGGTGCGTGACCGTATCACGACCAAGCGAAAATTAGATTGCGAATGGGGCATGCTGACTCAAGATGAAATGAGTCAGCTTTTAAATGCCGTAGCGCCTGAGTTCTTCGAGGTATCTTATCCAGATCCATTACATGGTCAAACAACTAAAACGTTTTACGTTGGAGACAGAACGGCTCCGAGCTACTCGTTTACTGAGAAGCTCAAACCGTGGTCGGGCGCTAAATTTAATCTGATAGAAAGGTAGGCAGAACATGGATATATTCAGACGTAAGAAATTTGATGAAGCGATGTTCGCTAAGAACCGTACTCTTGCTATCAGAGTAGGGCAGTATCAGTCGAGCGATATCAAAGAGGCTAGCTTCGATTATGGCTACATCAAGGGTGATACATACAAGCCCGGTGGAACATGCGCAGGCAGTGCTAAAATCGTCTTTACGAGCATCATTACCACTTTCAATAAACTAGACAAGATTTACCCTGAAATCGGCCTTTTGGTAGATGGGACTTACGAATGGGTCAAAATGGGTGAATACTTCATCAATGATATTGAAATTGACCGCAACCGTAAAACGACCAAGCTCGACATTATGGACGGAATGTTCAAACTCAATCGTGAACATGTCACAGATTTGACTTATCCAGCAGAAATCAGGCACGTCATCAAAGAGATTTGTCTAAAAACAGGTGTAAAACTTGCAAACGAAAACATGGATATTACATCCATGAATTATGTAATCGATAATATCCCTAAAGACAAGAAAATGACATTCAGAGACGTCTTGAGTCTAGCTACTCAAATGCTCGGGATGTCTTGTTTTTTCAATCGAGAAGGAAAGCTTGAAATCAAAGAGTTGACCGACTCAGGTATCGTGATTACTGCAGACAGCTACTTTATGCACGGATTGACCAAAAGCGAAGTCGAGTATCAGATTGCAGGGATAACCTGCAAGAAAGATAAAGAGGCACTTACGGTCGGAATGCGTACGGGTCGCTCGTTAGAATTGGATAATCTGTTCATGTCTCAAGTGGTTTTGGATAATCTCTATCACAAAATCAAGGATATTCGCTATTATCCGTTTAATTTGAATTACCAGGGGCACCTCTTGCTTAACGTGGGTGAATGGGTGACTATCAAGACCAACACCGGCGAAACCTTTAAAACGCCCGTATTGAGTCAGTCATTCACGTTTAAGGGTGGGCTTCGTGGTCGTATCAGCGCAGACAGTAAAGCCGGCAATGATGCGCAGTATTCATACGCAGGAACGCTCACGAAGAAGATTGTGCAATTCAGCGAATTCGAGGCTCAAATCCAAAACCAAATTGAAGAAGCAGATAAAGGATTTGACCAAAAGGTCGCAAAAATCAAAAAAGATTTTAGTGATCAAGTCGAACTTGCTAAGGCAAAAACTGAAGAGGTCAAACGTCAAATCGCTGACGAAATCGACAAGAAGTTTCAGTCATTTGATAATGCTTCAATCCAAGAAGCCAGACAAAAAGCCGAAGAAGCTTTGAAAAACGCTGGCGCAAGCAGCTTACTCGCTCAGGAAGCCAAGCGGATTGCTCTAGACTCTACCGCCAAGTTTGAAGAGTTTAAGAGACAGTCTACGAGCGCTCAGACGGCTCTGTCGGGTGATTTGGACGCTCTGAAGCGAACAGTCACAAGTGAGGTCAATCAAGCTTCAGAATATCGCAGAACGACCACAGAAGCTCTTAGTCGCATGACTGGACAGATGAATGGATTTGCGACGAAATCAGAGGTCAAGCAAGGCATTGATGGATTGACTCAGACCTTCGCCAAAATGAAGGTCGGTGGGCGGAATTACATTAGACATTATGATTTTGATGGTCTATTACCTTTGAGCGACTCTTTTCCTACTTGGAATTACGAAAGATTAGCAGATCCTGCATCTAAAAGTGGATATATGTTAAAGGCAACATGTACTCAAGTTGGTAATGGTGGATTTCATAAGGTCTTTTTCGATTTGAGAGCTGATGAATTTCAAGGCAAAGACATGACTTGGTCTTGGGATATGAAATCTAGTCGACCAATTACCTTCTATGATATGGGATTTGAGGCAGGCGGATTAAAGAAAAATGTGCCGATCTCAACAGAATGGACGAGAATTACCAACACCTTCAAAGTAGCATTTAAGCAATACTATTCATGTGTATTCTATGCGAACGGATGGGAAGTTGGTGACGTAGTTTATATTCGTGATCCCCAGTTAGAGGAAGGAACCGTTGCTACTACACCACGACCAGCGCCAGAAGATGGTAAGGATGAAATTCTAGCTGTTAGAACTGAATTCAAGCAGACTGCCGACGGTCTATCTGCTAAGATGGCAGCAGTCGAAAGCTATGTAGCTCAAGACGGCCAGAGACAGGAAGCCTTGAGAAGATACTCTCGTGAAGAGAGCGCTAAGCAAGCGACTGCTGTTCGTGAGTTAGTCACCAGGGATTATGTAGGCAAGGCAACCTATCAAGAAGATGTGAGAGCTATTGAACGCAAATTCGAAGCTATTACCAACCAAAAAAATGGCACGATAGCGACCCAGATTGCCAAATACAAAAATGCAGTAGATGGCCGGTTCGCAGATATCACTTCACTGATTGCTGGTAAGGCTAGTCAAGCCGACTTCCAAAGAGTCAAGGAGACTAGTCAGCTTTACGAGCGCATTTTGGGCAATACTAATAATAGCATCGCAGACAATATCGCTCGCATGACCTTGACTAACCAATTGTTTCAGGTTGAAGTTGGGAAGGTTATGAGAGGCGGACGAAATTATATCAGAAATGGTCAATTCAAGAACGGTTCAAAAAACTGGCTTGAATATCAGTCTGTTGATTTTGGCTTGTACTTCAATTACCAACATTCGCAAGACCCCAATAACCGCAATCGTCCAGGTGCTCATTTTTTCCACGACTCACAAAATGTCGCGGATTTCTTTGGTTTACAACAGGCTTTTGCTTTTGAAGGCGTTCGAGGGGAAAAGGTGAGTGTATCCCTGCTTGTCTCAAAAGACGGTGATGATACATACAGTGGTCTGAGAGTCGCATTGCACTATATTAAAAACAAAAACATTGTTGGACAAGAGTGGCAAGGGATTCAGAGCGAGCAAATAACTTCGAAGTACAAGCGTTTCACATTTACGTTCACATTATCAGATGATGTCGATCAGCTGAATCTGATGTTGTTTGGCGAGAAAGGAAAGACTATCAATCTCTATGTGACAGATGTTCAGCTTGAGAGAGGTTATGTTGCGACGGATTACAAAGAAGCACTCGAAGATACAGACGAAGCCATTCGCTCGGTTCAAAGCCAACTGGCTGGCTCGTGGGCAGTTCAAAATCTGACAAGCGCTGGATCTATCGTTTCGCAAATCAATGCGACCAACAATCAGATCTTGATTGAAGCTGAGAAGATTCGTCTTAAGGGTAAGACCTTGCTTGACGAACTGACAGCTATTCAAGGTTACTTCAAGCGGTTATTTGTGGGTGAAGGTAATTTCGCTAAGCTGAACGCTGAAATTATCGGTTCAAGGACCATCACAGCTGATAAGTTGATTATGGACCAAGCCATGGCTCGGATGTTCGTTTCAAGCGATATCTTCACGGACACGCTTGCTGCTAAAGAGGCCTTCATCAACAAGCTAAGGTCAGTAGTAGTATCTGCGACCTTGCTCGAAGGTTACAAAGGTAAGATTGGTGGATTCCAGATTGGTACACATGAGAAAGACTCCTCTGTATACTGGATTACTGGACAAAACCAGTTCGCAGTTGGGATGAGCAATGGTTCTGGAGATTGGAGTCAGACGGCTCTTTGGGTGAATTGGGGAAATGATTGGGGAAGGCCAAGCGATACAGCATGGTTCGTTAAGCATACAGGTCAAATGTTTTGCTACAATCGAGCGCATTTTTGGAATGATCCTACAGTATACGGAGATTTAATTGTTACAGGAAATATAAAATACTATCCAGAGGGTAAAATTCTTGGTGGTGCACATGCGTATTGGCTTTATTCCGGATCCTATAAAAAAGTGGATTCATCAAACGGCTACATGTATTTTTATGCAAAAGGAGACAACTATTATGACTGGATCCCGATGAATAAAGAAATCTCAGACCGTCGTTACAAGCACAATATCGAAGATAGTAGAGTCTCAGGTCTCGATGTAGTCGAAAGTCTGAAGACGTACAGCTATCGCAAAGAGTACGATGGAAAAATAGAAGATATCGCTTGCGGTATTATGGCGCAAGATGTCCAGAAATATGCTCCTGAAGCCTTTTATGAGAATCCTGACGGTGCATACTCTTATCGAACGTTTGAACTTGTGCCTTATTTAATCAAGGCCATTCAAGAACTCAATCAAAAAATAGAAAAATTGGAGAAAACAGCATGAACGAACAAAACCAACAAATCAGCAGTCTAGCGATTAAGTCGCTAGGCGAAAAAATTAGCAAAGAGGCTACTCAATCGGCAACGCTCGAAGCCCTCTATACAATAACTGCGATGGAGCTCGAGCAGATGAAGCAAATCATCGAATCGGATGAAGAGCTTAAGGCAAAATTTGAAGAAGTGAAAGGAAAAATGACAAATGGCAATCAGTAATTATGAACTAGCAAGCAAGCCTTATACGCGAGGTTTGGGCAACAAGACTGTGACGGTCGTTGAAGTCAAGCTTGCCGATGGCACCCGTTACAGTACGAACATGCGTGAGCTTGCAGGAGACCGCACAAATGATCAAGAGGACGTCTTGATTCAGGCCGTGATGGATATTATTAAGGCTGAACTAGATCCAGGTAGTGCCATCGTGAGGGCCCAAGCTGAGATTGAACAAGCGGTTCAATCTTTGGCAAAAGCTAAGACTGATCTCTCAGCGAACAAAGAGAACATCGATAGCGTATCAGCAATTACTGAAGTCCTCATTGCGCTTGCGATTGGCCAGAATGGGGGCATGCCAACGAATACTTATGAAAAGGTTGCGCAGTTCATCAAGCCGCTCGTGAAAGACCGTCGTTATGCGAACGGTGATATCGTATCAATGCCTTATCCGTTTGACACGAATCCGAAATGGCCGAAGGGAACACTTACCATCCTAAATTTCCAGATGCAACCGTCTGAGGGCTACACTTGGAAAGAGCAACCTCTTGCCGAAATGCTACAGAAGGGCATTCTGACGGTTGTTATGCCACGAATTGAGTAGAGGGAGGTTGTATGCCGATTGAAGAAGCTGAAAAAATCGCTCAAAGCCAGGTTGCTTGGGCGATTTTGTTTATCCTACTCTTCTTTATCATCATTCGATATCTTATCAAGACCTCGGACAAGCGAGAAAAGAAGATCATGGATCTGCATGAGCAATCAAAAGCCGACTCTAACAGACGAGAAGAGCGTTTGATGACTCATCTTGAAAAGACAACGACAGAATTAACCACAATTACACACACGGTCGGAGACATTCAGAAAGAAATGGTCCGCATGAACGACCGCATGGAAGAAATCGAAAAAGGAGAATAACACATGCAACAAATCAATGAAATTATCGCAAATGGAGCAATCAGCATTCTTGTCATTTTGGCTGGCATCGCAGTCAAATCAATTAAAGATTTTCTCGTCAAAAAAGGTGGAGAAAAGACAATTAAGATTGTTGAAATCCTTGCTAAAAATGCGGTCAACGCTGTTGAGCAGGTAGCAGCCGAAACTGGCTATAAAGGTGAAGAAAAGCTGGAGCAGGCTCGTGATAAAATCCGTGCTGAGTTGACCAAATATAACATCAGCATGACTGACCGCGATCTTGATACATTCGTCGAGTCAGCGGTTAAGCAGATGAACGATGTCTGGAAAGGAGACAAAGAAAATGTCTGAAAAACAAGATATGATTAACGACCTCATGGCTCACGCTGATGCTGGGACTGGTGTTGATTACGACGGAATGTATGGTTATCAATGTGCAGATGTGACGTGCTATGGTATCTATGAGTATTTCGGTATTCGGCTGTGGGGCAACGCTATCGACTTGCTACGGTCTGCAGAATCAGCAGGCTTGCAGGTCGTATATGGTGCTCAATATCCAAAGGCTGGCTGGTTCTTTGTTAAGAATTTTGTGGCAGGCGATGGAGTGAACTATGGTCATACTGGTCTTGTATATGAGGACTCAGACGGTTCTACAATCAAGACGATTGAGCAAAATATCGATGGCAATTGGGATTATCTCGAAGTTGGTGGGCCTTGTCGCTACAATGAGCGTTCTGTTGATTCTATTGTTGGCTATATCGTGCCTCCTGAAGAAGATGAATCAGGCTGGCAGCATGACGACACTGGCTGGTGGTGGCGTCGCAAAGATGGCTCATATCCAACCGCTAAATTTGAGGCAGTAGATGGCAATTGGTTCTACTTCAACGAAAACGGCTATATGTATGCTAACCAATGGCTACATCATACTGACGGCTATTGGTATTGGTTCGATAAGGACGGGTACATGGCTCATAGCGGATGGAAAAAAATCAATGGCAAGTGGTACTATTTCAATGCAGACGGTGCTATGCAGACTGGCTGGGTTAAATACTACGAGAAATGGTATTACCTCAATTCAGAAAATGGGGACATGGTATCAAACGCATTCGTGCCTTACAACGGCGGATACTACCTCATGCTTGAAGATGGCCGGTTGGCTGAAAAAGAAAGTTTCAACATTGAGCCAGACGGCTTAATCACAACTAAATAATTTTTTTAAATAGAAAGGAAAATTTCTAAAATATTGTTCGAATTGTAACCGCAGGCAATAGCTTGCGGTTTTTTGTTTGCTCTTTTGAAAAAATCGTAGTATAATGAATACGAGTTATATTTTAGTTCTCGAACAGTGAGAATAAGGTTTAACCGAACACAACCTTTTTAGAAGGTGGCGCCCGATTCGGGCGCATTTTTTTGTTTAGAAAAATATTTTTAAAAAATTTTAAAAAAGTTAAGGAAAAGTGTTGACAATATATAACAAATGTTATATACTATACTTGTAAGATAAATAAAACAAAAAACGGAGGACCTTACAATGAAAAACGGACACATGATTCTTGGACAACGCTGGACAAACGAGATCCGCAACGAAGCTGGAACATCAACTAAAATGTTCAACTTATCTAAAAAAATTGTTGAATTTCCTGATAATAACTTGCAAGAAATTCACAGCGCACTTTACGGCTTGTTGCGCGCAGGATATGACATCAGCAATATGCGTGATGTGGAAGAACTTGCTAAATATGTTGACGTGAAGAAATCACACGGGAAATTGTTTGATGTTACAAGAGATGATATCGAATTATATCACAGACTTTTCGTAGCGAGATTTGGCAAATAACAATAAAAATACCCCCTCAAAAAATGAGGGGGTTTGTAAGATAAACAAGGCGGCAGAGTGACCGCCTAGAAAGAGTATAACATGAAAGTAGATACAAAGCAAATCGAGTGGCTATTGGAAAATGCCAGTGGATACCAGATCTCAAAAATGAGCGGTGTTGCCCAACCAACAATTTCAGCTCTAGTAAAAGGAAAAAGGAAAGTCGAGAATCTCACAATAGAGACTGGTCACAAATTAACTGAACTTGCGAACCAAATGCAAAAAACGTCTTAAAAAGCCAATTTCAAGGCTTTTTTATTTTCTCTGAAAGTACTTTCTAAAATAAAAAAACTTTAAATTTCTTTGTGTTTTCTATTGACAATATATAACAAATGTTATATACTATACTTGTAAGATAAATAAAACAAAAAGAGGAAACAAAGATGAAAAAAGTAATTTATGACAAATCAGGAATCATGGAAGAAGCTTGGAACTTGTTTAACAACGACGACATCACACTTGCAGACTTTGAATATTTTGGATGGATGGAATGGAAAAGTGAAAAAACATTTGCTATTTGCTTGAAAGAAGCGTGGGGCCGTGAAAAAGAAGTTGTTGAACGTGTTAACCAAAAATTTGAAAATGCTGAAACATCTGAAGAAGTCAAAGCGTGGGATTGGGCCTGCAAGAAATTGGGTGTTGCGTTTGAAATGGACGCTTACACAAAAATGACAAATGTTGAAGGCATGGAAAAAGAAGCTTGGCCAGGAACTAGCGTGTGGTCACTAGCTATGCGTGCGGTAAAATTGCACATGGAAGTAGCAGCATAAAGAGTAAGACATGGTAAAAGATGATTTAACAAACCAACATTTCGGTCGTCTGACCGTTCTTGGTGACGTTGGAAAAAGAACTGGACGAGGAAGAATCCTCTGGCATTGTCTTTGTGAATGTGGACGAGTTACTTTTGTTCGAGGAGATCACCTGAAAAATGGAGAAATCAGTTCTTGTGGGTGCTTTAACGAAGAGAAAAACCATAAGCGATTCAAGGATTTGACGAATGCTGAAACAGATAATTTCAAGGTTATCGATAGAGCATACTCGAAAAATCAACGTGTATACTGGAATTGCATTTGTAAACATTGCGGGAATCACATCGAATTACACAGCAATCAGATAGAGCGATATTTTAGTTGCGGATGCAAGCACAATCGTAGTTCAAAAGAGCGAATGGCTGAAATCAGCGATCCTGAATCATTAAAGACGAACAGACCAACCGCAAAAAGTACGACTGGAATTCGAGGTGTCTACTACAACAAGCGAAAAAAGAGATATGTTGCTTATATCAATGTTGACAAGAAACCAAAATATTTAGGCAGTAGCGTAGATTTGAAAGAAGCAGCAGACATCAGACGCAAAGCTGAAATCGAATACGGATATAAACAAAAACAGTGATTTTTTTCACTGTTTTTTATTTTTTCTACGAATAGATAAGTAGGAGGAAGAAAACATGAACATTTTAAATATTAAACTTGCGAGCATAGAGCAGACAGATTTAGGTTTTGAACATTGGGTAGACGTGACTTACACTGTCCCAATTTTGAAAAATAAGTACACGGTAAAGATGTTGCTATTTATGGAATGCAAGATAGAGGACCAGGAAGTGATTGAGTACCTTGTATCAACCTGGAAGTATCGAGATCTCGTGCTACATTCTGTAAGGATGTATGAGATGGAGAGAATCGACTACAAATAATACTCCGCCCCAAATTCGCCCCAAAAGTTTTTCAAAGTTATCCGTATTTATCCGAAGAAAAAAATAAAAAAGCCCGATTTTACGGGCTTTTCATTCGGTTAATTCCTGTTAATTCAGGTACTGAAAGGCGGTAGACGGATTAAATACTATTGATTTAATGGGCTTTATTAAGGTTTCGCCCCAAATCTGCCCCAAATTCAAGCAATCAGGAAGATTTCTTTAATTTTTTCAAAGTTCTTTTCTGCGAGTGCTTCCATTTGATGCGAATATACTTTCAAAGTGATATCTGGACTTTCATGCCCTAGCAATTTTGATATGGTTACAATATCTACACCCTTTAAAATCAAATAAGATGCGTAAGTGTGGCGCAGACTATGATTTCTTACTGGTCGACCAACTAGCCTTTTTATCAGCTTATTACAAGCCGAATTGGAAACACCAAAGCAAACTCGATTTTTTATGTTCGCTTGCCAATATTTCTTTTTATAAGTTTTCAGCGTTTCTATCGTGGTTTTGTCTATTGGGACCTTTCTTTTTGATGTTTCATTTTTTAGATTCGCAAAATCTTGCGTTTTGGAATAGTCAAAGGACTTATTTATATCTATTATTCCATTCTGTAAGTCTATATCACTCCACGTTAACCCTAGAGCCTCAGAAAAGCGCATACCAGTGACTGAAAGTAAGTAGAGGGTAAAATAGGACACGTACTGGATATTCGAGCGTGTGGACGAAATTAGAGCCTTATATTCACTTTCTTCCAAGAAGTCGTTTTCTTCTGCTCGGTTTTCAATTTGTGACTTTACTTTGGCATCTTCAGCAAAATTGTAGCTGATCACTTGTTCTCTGACTGCAACTTTTAGAGCGCCTTTTATCTGATAATGGAATTTCTCAAGTGTTTCCTGAGCATATTTTTCGCCAAACTCATTGAGTCGTTTTTGGTAATACAAGGGAGTAATATCCTTTACTTTCAAATCTCCAAAATAAGTTTTGATATGCTTCAGATTTTTGGTATAAGTGTCCCAGGTCTTATCCTTGACGTGCGGTCGCTTGTATACATCAGACCATGTTTTAACAAAATCATAGAGCGTGACATCCTTATCTGTCAGAATATTCTCGGATAGATTATCCTCTATCTCCCTTGCTGCTGCTTGAGCAAGTTTTTTTGTTTTGAATCCGCTCTTTGATTTCTGTTTATATTTACCAGACTTATCTTTGTAAGAGATGCGGTATTCCCAACCATTATCCCTTTTTCTAAAGTATGCCATTGTTTTTACCTCATTTTTTTGATAAAATGGGTATAGTAAAGAGGGCCATTTAATGCCTTTTACTATACATGTTTGCCTCACGCTCAGACTCGCCAAAGTTTTGAGAGCGTGGGGATTTTTGTTTTTTTACGAGTTATGAACGATAACATCCAAGGCTCCCATGATTCGCTGAGCGTTCTCGACGGCTTCCTTGTACTCTTTCGAAGTATTCTTCACAGGCTTTCTAATCAAGTCAATGAATACGACTGGTTTGGTGAAGTCATTTGAGGTTACACGGACTGTCATGTTTAAAATTTTAGAAGTTGATTTTCTTTTCGCAACAATACCGCCTGCGACAGCACCAATTGCACCAAACATAGCGCCTGCAATCAATGCTTGGCCAACTCCTCCAGAAACAACCGTTTGATTATTGATAATCAATTCATAGGATACTAAATCCTCAAACGAATACCAATCTGTGTCATTCTTATCTTTCTTGACCAAGGATGGTATCAAAGACAATCCCATCGTCCCCATGGCAAGACCTACTTTCGCTGTTCCTTTGATTGCTCCTCCGACCAAACCAGACGAACCTTTCGCTTTGCGTGCTCCATTTATCCGATAGGTACGATTATATCTATCAATTTCAAGTGGCCCGACTTTATCTGTCCGTCTGCTTTTAGCAGCAGGAGTAGGAGAAACTGGTTTCGTAGTTGGTTGAGGTTGCTCTGCAGGTTCTTGGTTAGCAATGGAATAACCACAATTTGGACAGAACTTATAGCCCTCTACTGGATTGCCACATTCAGGACAAAATTTCATATTGACCTCCAATGAAATTATATGATTTTTTATTTCTCTCTATACAAATCCACGACTTCACCAATAATTCGGAAGTCTGTTTCTGGTGTAATTGGCATATCTTTGTATGCAGGATTCAAGCTGTGTAAGTAAGCTTGGTCTTCGTCAATAACAAGCTGCTTGATATAAGCATCGCCGTTATAGTTAAACACTCCGATAACTCCGTCATTTAAATCCACGCTCGTCTGAATGAATACCAGGTCACCATCATGATAGTCAGGTTCCATGGAATCCCCTTTGATTGGTATAACAAAGTCAGCATCAATATCTACTGGCAACTCAATCCGTTCCACTCGTACATCGTTCAAATACTGTCCTGTACCTGCTGAAGCTGGGTGGTCGTAGTAGTCGTAACTATATAACTGAATGACCTCCGATACTTCGTTTGGTTGAGTTTCTTCGTTCCTCTGCTCGTCCAGTTGCTTTTCAGCATAGGCCAGGACCTTGTCTTGTCTCGGTGGTTTTAGTTCATCGTAGATGGTTTGGATTGAGGAAGCGGGAGAGATAGGGTTATTCCATGATTCTCCAACGACAGAGTAAATTACAGGATTAGCAGTAACAAATCTCGGATCTAGAGTGGATTTTGGAACTCCAAAAAAATCCGCAATTTTTTGAACATTCCCTGGAATCGGCAAAGAAGTTCCTTTTACATATCCTGTCAATGTGCTAGGCGGTATCCCTGTCGCTCGAGACAACTCAGCTTGTTTGCAATTTCTATCAGATAAAATTGAGTTAAGATTTGCAGAAAAGACTTTCATATCCTTTTTATCTTGAGGAGTTAATTTTCCTCGTCCTCTTGCCATATTTCCCCCTCCTATCTATCTTCTTTACTATATGATACCGTTTATTTTCGATTTTGTAAATAAAAAATTCGAAAAAATTACGAAAAAAATCGAAAAAACCATTGACTTACGATTTAAATCGTAGTATAATTAAATCAAGCTTAAGGAAATAACAAAAACCAAGAGCAAAAAAGAAAGGAGAAGAAAGATGAATGAGCTCGAAAAAACAGCCCTCAATGAAGTGTTGAGGACGGTTAGACTTATAAATGAAAAAGTTGCTGAGATTGTTGAACTTCAAAGTCAACAAGAGCTAGCTATTACTTATCTTCGGGGAATAATGGATGGTTCTGGGCCTGATTGAGCCTCTCTTGGGCTTGTTGAATAATTGACTGATAGTCAATTTTTGATGGTTTAAGATCAAAATCATGCGTGTTTACGAGAGAAGAATAAGACTGTTGGTTTTCTAACAGATTTAGTATCTTGTTTAGCTTTTTGGTCAAATTGTCATTGAGATCGTCAAGTGTAAGATTTCTTTCAGCACGATTCTCAGGCATTTCAAAGTTTTTAAAACTTTGTATTTTAGCTTTTAAATTCTCTTTAGATTCTTCGATTTTTGCTACATCCGTATCATAGAAAACGGTACGAGTCGTCATAACATCAAAAGGAAGATTTCCTCCTACTTTTATGATTGGGACTAGTGGAAGTTCAAGCGCCTGTCTGAAACCTAACTCGTAGAATGCGTTGGGATTATGGTCTGTCATATCTGCTATAACCATAGGAGCAGTTTTAAGGTAATTGATAATTGTAGCGTTGATGTTATCAACTGCGTTGACGTGGTCAACACGAACAGGTTTATAACCAAGTTCTTCACAAACAGGAGCAATAAGATATCTATATACGTTGTCAGCTCGTTCTCTTGTTGGTGTTCCGGATTCACCAATGGCAGTTACAATAAAACAAATCTTTTCAGTCATGTTTTTCTCCAATCATTTTATTTTGATTATACCATATTTGAAAGGGGGTGAGGGGGAGATTTTGAATAATAAAAAGCCTTGACCTACTTTACACTAGATCAAGACCTGCACACTTTGATAAGGTTTCACAGTCGGTGTAAAGCGACTGGTTGAAACTTCGCTGGTCATGCGTCCAGCACTGCAATCAACGTGGTTTGGCTAGTCTTTGAGTGCCGCACGGTAGTTATCTGTCAGTCCCGCTATAAGCAGAGCTGCAGTCCCTCTTATAGTCAGCGACAGGCTCCGTGCAGTCACACTCGCAGTAAAAACTCGTTGGTACCTAGCCAAACTGAATCACTGAACCACAGTCCCCTTCAAAAATTTTGCCAATTTGCATCAGCTCCTTTCTTGTTAAGGATAATATAAATATATACTGTTTTTGAAGGGGTTACATCGGTCTTAAGACTGATTTTTGGAGACAACCATGGAAGATAAAATCATCGAACTTGCTGATTACTTCATCAGTGAATCTAAAACGTACAGAGAAGCAAAGATAGCGTGTGAAAAGCTATTAGAACAAGTCAGCCATGAGATTGAACTCAGGGCGCTGGAAAGTAAGACGAGGGTATGAAATGAGACCAAAACGGTATCCGTATAGTGGGAAAAGAAAAAAGCAATCTGATGGACAGATTGCTAAGTTAAAAAGAGATATTGATGTAAATCGTACAAATATATCATCTTTAAAATTCGCTATAGAAACTCTAAATAACCATCAGAATTATCGATAACTTGATAACCTTGAGCGGTTGCTTCTTCGATAATCTCAGTTTTAGACATTTCAAAATTAGATAACTGAATTACTACGCTAGGTTTATCAGTAGCCGACTCTGAAAAATTAGATAATAGAATATTATCGAGATCTGCCCAAGTTAGTTTCTTAACAACGTGGTTTGGCTTGTGGCTAAGCTTACTCATATTATCAACCTCCTTTCTATCGAAATTTTGACTAAAACGGTGAGAGGTCCTAGTCAGGATATATTATAACTCAAACATTTTTGTTTGTCAATATATTGTATAAGAAAGGATGTAATGTGCTTGAAAAGCACAACATATGGTGTTTTAGATGTGGAATAAAATTGAAAAACAATTAAAAATAAAAGGCTGGTCGATGTATCGTTTGGCTAAGGAATCGGGTGTCCATCCATCCAATTTTTCAAACCTTAAGGCTGAAAGATTAAAAGAAATGTCGTGGACAAATATGTGCAAAATTGCTGATGCACTGGAAGTCAGCTTGGACGAATTTAGATAAGGAGGTAGGAACGTGCCGAAAATGACATTGAGAGCATTAAGAACGAATTATAACTTATCTGCAAAAGAAGTCGCCGATAAACTCAACATTCATCAACAAACACTGTTGAAGTATGAGCATGATAGTTCAAAAATCCCAATGGATCTTTTAGACAAACTTGCTCGACTATACAATGTCGAAAAGGATTTTATTTTTTTAGGCAAAAAATACGAATTAAATCATAATCTAGGAGAAGTGTGAATGGACAAACGAGAGTTACAGAAAGGGGCTTAAATATGAGGTATGCAGTATATTCTAAGAAATACTCACGAAAATTACACGGCTATCAATAACACTTTCACTCAAGATAAGCAACTGAAACCAGCTACAATAGGGATTTTGGCAGTCATACTGACTAACAAGTCTGATTGGGTTGTGTATCCTGACGAGATTGCACGACGTCTAGGGATAAGTAGGCGCACGGTAGATGAGCACTTTAAACTTTTAGAGAAAGCTGGTTATCTCAGAGTATACCGCTTAGGGCTAGGCAGAGGTAAAGGTGTCTCAGTACACAGATTTTTTTCAGATATGCCTATCTCAGATGATTACTTTGAGTATCTAAAAACTAATCTTGAAAAAGAGTTATCCACAGATGACGAAGTTTAAAAATACAGTTGGAAAATATTGCCATGTGTAATATTGCCATGTGTAATATTGCCATGTGTAAAATTGCCATGTGTAAAATTGCCATGTGTAAAATTGCCCTCTAATAAGTACTAACTATACAACAAGTACTAACTATACAATAATCTAAGCCTAACGGCACTAACTTAGTAATAAATACTAACTTACAACAAACTCCTAATTCTCTTAATAAATAAAAGAGAGAAATTTAAAAATTTCAAATTTAGGACTTTTGTTTGAAAGGAGGAATCAAAATGAAGAATTTAAGTATCGGCATCAAAGTTTGTAATGTCGATGAGTTGGTAGAAGCTAGTCAAGAAGTAATTAAAAAAGCCGAAGAATTGCAAGAAGCAATCAAACGGCTTGACGAGGTCGAGTTGAAATTAGAAACCGAGTTTCTTCATGATTAGGATTTGCGCTGCAGCAGACATCATTTCTTTCCAAGTCTTGAATTTTGTTTGTTCAGAAACAAAGACATCAAGAATTGCTTCATCTGCTTTTTCAAATTCTTCTGCATTGGATATTTTTTCTGGGCTTGATAACAAAAATTCGTCTATGGTTGAAAAATTTGTGTGTTCAACCATGAATTTATCAGAGAAAATTTCTTTGAAAGAATATTCGTGTGTGCCAGAAATGGATTGAGCGTTCTCTGAAAGTTGATCAAGTCGGTTAGAAAAATCATCTAGCCCTTTGATTTTGAAAGACATATTATCAACCTCCTTTCTATCGAAATTTTGACTAAAACGGTGAGAGGTCTCAGTCAAGAATGATTATAACATAGATAACAGAAAAACACAACATATTGTTAGTTAA